CATAATCAATTAAAAAATGAGCATAACCATCTCCTTTGGAAGTTATTACAGGTAGAGCTGGATTTAATTGTTTAATCATTTTTTATTATCCTTTTAACCAGTCTTTGGCTATTGTAAAGTTTGCTCTACTAAATTCTAATCTATCTACAAGTTTAACAGCACCTCTTACTCTATCAACGGCCACATATCCTTCTGGATTCGTTACTTTAAATCCATCTGGTGTTCTTATAAACTGGCCAATGCTTTGTATTTGATTCATCTTTCTTATTAAAAAGTTTTTAGCTCTTTGTAATGATATATGACTTGCTATAGTAAAATAAATTGCTTGGTTATTACTGTCTATAAAATTTAAACCACCATCTCTAATTTTTCTATATTTGTTTTTTGTTTCTTCTTTACTTACAGCATCTACTTCTTGTTGTAACATATTATTATAATACACTCTAAACATATCTACTAAATCTTTTACTTTGGCCATGTCGCCTTGAGAATTTCTAATGTAATAATTAAAAAATGTTTTAAGTTTATAACCAACAGCTAATGGATCACTAACATTAAGAATGTTTAAAACTGGAGCTGCTTTATATAAAGAGCCTTCAGCCATAGAAATAATATTATCAAACGTTCCCATTTCGGATTTGTTAAATGTAATTGAACCTGATGTATCTTTATAAGTGGCATCTGTTATAAAGATAGAAGATGATTTAGGAAAACCTGATAAACTTCCAAAACTTGCGGCAAGATGTTTCATATCTTTACCTGTATAAACAGTATGAAATACAATACCTAATCTAGCACGTGCTATTCTCTGGCCTATTGTACTATTAACTGGCACAGCATACGTAATTGTGTTAGGCGTAAACACATACATTTCTTCATCATCTATTGTAGTTGTTTTAATATCGCCTTTTGTAAATAAAAGATCGCCTTGTAAAATACCTGTAATGCCTAATTTAGATAATTCTCTTAAACAAACTTGAAGTTTTTGTGCTAAAGGACCGGAGTGATTTTTCATTATATCACCTGTTGAATAATTGATTTTTGGATTTACGTTGAATACTGATTTAGTTCCAACAAAGAATTTTCCATTTTCTGGATTAATACCACAAATAACTGCTGGCGCACCGTCCCATTTAACAGTTACGTTAAGTCGACCGCCTACATTACCTGTAAGCATTTTTTTGATTGATTTTAAAAATAGAACGGCATCTTTACCGCCTTTAGAACCTCTATCTATAATAGAATCTTCTAAATGTTCTAAATGGGTATTAGTACCCTTTGTTACAAATCCTTTAAAACTAAACATTTCTCTCTCATTGTTCCCATAAACAAAATCAAACTAACAATAAACTATATCAATAATACTATTTATACTATTTAATGTTGTCGCAAAGAAATTTAGGTATACCACCATTACGTTGCCATTGGCGGTTTTCATTTTGAAACTTAACTAAATTATCTACATCTTCTTCAAAGAAAGATTGTCTTATTATAGTACCTGTTGGTTGTTCAATAGCCTGCCAAAAGATATTTTTATCTTTTTTAATCATCTTTTTTTCATAAGACAACTGTTCTCCTAGATGGCCAGGTCTTTTATCGCTCTTATGAAATCTTACTTTTTGTCTTTTCATATTTTAAAGTCCGAGAATTTATCATAACTTGTTTTAACTGTCGGTTCTTTTTGGTTACTATCTACAATGTTTTGAGCATTATTAGATACATCATATAACTTCATCTTAGCTCTATCTACACCAATAATAAAGGCACGATTGATAGATGGATCATTATAACGATTCTTCAATTGTTTAATCTTCATTTGACCTAATGCTTCTAATTCTTCATTTGATATTAAAGCAAACATAAAGTCAGCAGTTGCTGGAAGACCAAACGATTCAGAAGTATCTTCTAAACCAATATCAGTACTTACAAATCCTGTTCTGGTTGTTTGTGTGGCACTAAAAATTGGTACATTAAACTCTACAGCAAGACCTCGTAGTTCTTCGGCTATTGCCTTGATGAAGAAGTACGAAGATATATTTCCACCTTTAAATCTACTACTAGAACATATATTTAAATAATCAATAAAGATTACATTTGGTCTAAATGATTTCTTTAAAGCAAGTTCGTTTAACAATGCTCTAAAATGGCCAGCGTGTGCTGATGCTGTTGGATATTCTTTTATAATTAATTTGCCTGCTGTCTTATCTCTGATCTTAGTAATTTTATCATCATAGATTTGTCTAGGCATTGTATGTAAATCGTCCATAGTTACATCTAATAAATTAGCATCAATACGTTCTGCTATTCTTTCTTCTGACATCTCTAAAGTAATATACAATACATTTAACCCTTGTGTTAGAAAAGCACTAGCACAATGACACATAAACAAAGATTTACCAACACCTGTACCTGCTAAGGCAATGTTTAAAGTTTTAGGTGGTACGCCACCTTTTGTAATACGATTCATATAAGATAAATCAAATTGATATTTCTTTTCTTTAGTATGATAAAAATCAAATCGTCTAGTAGCATCTTCTATGTAATCATGCCCTATATGGTTATCAAAAGAAACGGCTAAGGCATCAGCAAGAATACCTGGTATTGCTTCTGGTGTAAGTCTTGGATCTTTTTTATCTAATATTTTAATACCAGTTAATACAGCATTATGTACTGCTCTGTCTTTACAAAACTTTTCTGTAGTATCAAACAACCATTGTAAATCTACATTCTCGTTGGTTAATGATTCTAATAATTCTTTTACAGATTTAAATTCATCTTCATTAATATCTTTTCTTTGGCCAAGTTCTATAATTAATGCTTCTTTTGTAGGAATGTTTTTATATTTGTTTACGAATATATCTATTTCTCTAAAGAGTATTCTTTCATTACGATTTGTAAAGTAATCTTCCTTACAGAAAGGTAATGCCTTTCTTGTGAAAGCTTCATTAAATATGAAATTACGTAATACTGTAATCTCTATTCGTTCATTACTTAAATTCAACTTTTCCATCTGTCAATTGTTTTTCTAATAGTTCTATTAATATATCGCCAATATAATCAATAAATTGTTGATTGTTAGTATCTATATTGTCTGGATTTTTAATTATATCATAATCAAATTTCATTGGCAATGTTCCATCCGGCTTTTCATCTTTAGCAAAAGCCACATTACCGTACTTATAGACAACACCCAAATACTTGTCCTCAATTAACTTGATACAAGTAAAGTCATCACCATCTTTTTGTACGAAAAGATACTTTATTTTATTCTTCTCCGTAGAGGAATTTTTTCTTTGTTGTTTCATCTATCTGTTTCAATACTTCCTTTGTAAAATACTTTTCAGGTTCATCATTGATATTCTTACCAAATACTTTTGAACCATCTGGCATTTCATATCTTGTTGATACTTTTTTGAAAATGCCTGCTTCTTCTGCGATTTCTAACAAACCATAATGACGATCTAATCCTTCTTTATACGTTAGTCTCACATCTATTTGAGCATTTTCTTTTGTTAACCTTGACTTGTAGTTTTTACAGTGGATAATATTACCAATCACTTCGTTGTCGGCATCTTTTTCTTTTCTTTTGCCAAGATAGATGATTGATGAGGCAGCGTATTTAAGACCGGAACCACCACCCATTTCTTTTTGTGGGTACATAGAACCTATTACGTCATATGTGTGGTTGGTCATTATCATTGGAACTTTTGCCCTGCCAAGTTTCAATGTTAAAACTCTGAATGTTGATTTTACAATTTGACTTCTCGTCATGTCTCGTGTTTCTTTTCCTTCTGCTGTATCTTCCATTTCTTTAGTTGTAGATAACATACCTAAACTATCTAATACAAGCATTAAAGGTTTTCTTTTATCTTCTGATTGTTCTAAGTATTTGTCTAATACTTTTATTGATTGATTTCTAAATTCTTGTACGGTTGCTACGGGAACAATTACCATTCTTGTTGCGTCAATACCACGAGATATAATCATCTCTTTAGATATAGCACTTTCAGATTCAAAATATATTACACCCGCTTCTTTATTTTTATCTAAAAAGTTTTTACAAATTCCTAAAGCAAAAAATGTTTTACCTGTGGCTGCTTCACCTGCTATTGCTGTAATTTTATTTCCTGGTAAACCACCAAAAATACTTCCTGATAATAATGCGTTGAAAGAATACGAACCAGTATCTATAAAATTTGTTACATCAGCACTATCAATACCATCACTTACTAGTGTTGCGTATTCATTGCCTACATCTTTAATTATGTCTTTTAAAAAACTGCTCATATTCTAAATTCTCCTTTTCGCTAGATATTAATATGTATTTGATATTCTCATTATATAACATTTCCTTTAGATTGTCAAGTTCTTTTGGAGGAAAGTTAGGAGATATTAAATAGGGTGGGTTCTGAAGTCTGTTGATTATTACTATTTGCATAATTTTTCATTGTATCTTTCTTTAATCTTATAGGTTTCAATTCAGTTTCTCTATTAAGGAATTTATAGTCTAGTTTTACTACATCAAAATCAGCTTGTAGTTTATCTGCTATTTTATAAGGATCAAATTCTGAGCAGCTATAAACATCAAACTGCATAATTGCTGGGTCGGTCTCGTCCCATACGTGTATTGCTATATGACTTGTTTCGATAACGGCCACGCCTGTAATACCACGGTTGCCTGGTGTAGGACAATATTTAACATAAGGTCCCATTAAAACTTTCATATTGATAAAAGAAATAAACTCTTTCATCCACTCAGTAAGTTTCTGTTCGTCTTTTGGGGGGTTTTTTACTTCAGCACGAATAATTAAATGCTTGTGTATTAATAAGTTATTTTTATCCATCTCTCTATTTGTTAAAATTTCTTCCACCATCACATCAAATATGTTATAAGTTTATTTATATAAATCATTTCTTTATCGGATGATTTGTAGATTATTATTTTTAGTCCAAATTTCAAGTTCATTTCGTATTCTATTTTCTTTGTTTAAAGTTTCATAACGAACGGTTGCTTTCTTTCTCCACCATTCTATTATATTATTTAACTCAAACTTATCGTAGGTATCATCTTTAATGATAGTATCTGTTTTACCATTTACTATATCAATATAATTTTTGATACCATAATGGCTTATATAATATCTTTTCTGTTCTGTCAAGTCTTTTGCGTTGTTGATAACTTTATTAAAATCTTCTAGTTCTGTCTTGTCGTTTTTTAAGGATCGTTTAATTAAACCTATGATTGCGTTGGTTAACTTTAACTTCTTACTTGACGCATCTTCTTTTACTAGATCACCTACTATGTTCTCAACGTAATCTCTTAATTGTTCGTAAGGTTTACCATGTAACATAGGAATAAAATCACTATCAGTTAGACCTTTATATCTGATATAAGGTTTCATACCATCATACTGACTTGATGATTTGCTGTTACCATATAAACTTGTAGTTTCAAACAAACATAAATTCATATTATATTTGGTATTCATCAAATCTCTTACATAATGGCTACAACAGATAGCGGCCAATAGTTTACCACCAAGATAATTATAACCAAAAGGTTGAGATGGTACTATTACAAACCCCATAATGGCCGTTTTATTAAAATGACTTAGATCAGGTACATTACCTAACATTTCGTTTCTAGGTTTCATATTAATAACTGGTGAAGATAATCTTATAAACCCCACAAATTTATTAGTTGTCATTTCTTTGACTGCTAGTTTTAAATTTTTACCAGGAATACTTACCATATTACTATGACTTGATATCATACTAATACAAGTGTCCCAAGTTACATTATCTATTTCTAATACTTCTAACTTCATATCATTTGGCGACATTGTAAAATCGGAAAACAAATCATCTTCTAAACTCATACCTGGTAATCCAGCAGGAATGTTTTGTATAGAGGCCAGTTTTTGGTCTCTCATATAATCATCTATACGATTAAAACTACCAAAATAATCTTTAAATATTTTAGCGCAATGTAGTGCTTGTTCTTTAGTTAAATTTTTCATGCGAAGAATGCTTCTAGGTTTGCTTTCTTTTCTTGCGACCAACCAATTGATTGTAATATAAATCTCATTGGATCTAAAAATGTTTTTTCAAATTGAGTTTCATAATCTATGTA